TGACCATAAAAAACCATGCCCACCCATGTCGCATGTAAAGAAGATGTGTCAGGCTGGAAAATCAGTGTCTGAGATTTGCAAAATGCATCCCGACTGTGATCACGCTCAATTGAAAAAAATGGTAGCTGATTGCAAAAAGAAAATGGACGAGGCATCCATGCCAATGAAGAAAGTCAATGGCAAAAGTGTGCCAGCATTTGCGGCAGACGGCAAAGGCAAAAACGATCTAAGTCAAAAGAAAAATGTTAAAGAAACAGTGGCGGCGGACATGTACGAAGCTGAGCGCACCATGAGCCGTGCGGCCAAGGGCATGATGAAATACGGCAAAGAGGGCATGAAGGCCCTGGCCAAAGCTGGCAAAGAAGGCAAGGATCTTGACAAGGTACGTGACAAATACGACAAGTACGACGAAGCCACTGAACCCAAAGATCTACCAAAACGAGGCGATAAGATGGGTCGTGAAGGCAATGCATTTGGCAAAGCTGTACGCGATGCTAAGGCAGCTGGTGAAAAGACCATGACTGTGGCAGGCAAAACCATGCCCGTGAAAGAAGCTGGCAAACCCAGTGCTGGCATGAGCAAAGAGGCCAAGTCCGCATTGGCCAAGAAAGCACACGCAGGTGGCGACATTGGCAAGCCAGGCAAATCATTTGACAAAGTGGCCAAGGCTGCTGGTGGTGGTGAAAAAGGCAAAAAAATTGCCGCTGCCGCTATGTGGAAGAACGCACATGAGTCAGTGGAACTGCAACCAGTTAATGAAAGTGCAGACCTAGCACGTCTCAAAGAACTTACGCAAAAATTGCTAGGCTAAACCAATGGACATGAAACGTATACTCCAGGCACTTGACGGGGTTGTAACAAAACCTCAAGTGTCTGCTGGAGACATGACACGTTTTTTGTCTATAGTCGACTCTGGCAATAGGCCAGCGCAAACACTCTTTGAAGACAAAAACAACAAGCTGACCCAGGCTGAAATCATCACCATGCAACATTATCAGCAACCAAGTGAGCCTGTTACTAAAACTAACAGTTTGCTCAAGCAGTATGTAGATCAAGTGGCTGATAAACACAAAGAAGAAAATACCATACGTGAACAACGTGTGCGAATGTACAGTCAAAAAATTGCCAATCGTGTGCTCATGAAAGAAAGTAGTTACAATCATGGTCATGCTGATTCTCGCGCTCCGCAACTAGGCGCTGACGAGAAAAGAGAATTTAAACGTGCCGAACTGCAACATGAACTAGGTGACGAAAGTAATAATATTGCTATTGCAATAAATGGCAAGACTTGGAAAGTAGTTCCAGGAAGAGGTTATGCCGATAGCCGAGAAGAAAGAGAATACCTGCATCACATGCAACGCTGGGCTGAAAAGAAATCAGCCAGTTCTGGTAAAGAATGGTCAGTCCATCTAACAGGAGCTGACCCAACTAACGAATCTATTAGAGAAGCCCCATTAGACTTTGATAAAGAAAATCCATCTGCTAGTACAGTATATGGACATAAAGCCAATCCTGGATCAATAGAATATCGTATAATGCGAGCCCGGGCTCAACTTAAAGATATGGCAGAGCGTGCAAATAGTAACGAACTACTTGTATGGGAAAGTATCACAAAACATTTCCCAGAACTAGCTATGAACATAGAAGAAATTCGTCATGGCATAGAGGAACTAGCAAAGATACGTAAAGGTGGTGGACGCAGAGTTCATAATATTCCTAAAGAGATCGGTGAAACTAACTCGATCAAAGAAGCAAATAAAAAGAAACGCACACTAAAGAATTCAAACCCTTGCTGGACAGGTTATCATCCAGTGGGCACTAAACAAAAAGGCGGACGCACAGTACCTAATTGCGTCCCAAAAGAATAAGGAAAGCAATCATGGATCTTAAATCATTAATAGCCAAAATGGACGCTATTGAGCAGTTAGACGAAGTCCGTTGGCAAGATAAATCAAAGATAACTCTTAAAGACGTTCAAACTACCGCACAAGGTGCACCTGATGAAAATGCTCGTAAACAAGCACTAGCAACTTTAGCACGTGATAATGGATTGCCAGGACTTTACGATCCAATGAGCGGTGACTATGTAGATAATACAGGTAAAACTCCTTTCAGTGGTACAGCACCGATGGACGTAGATCAACAATTAGCCGGTATGGGGCTATTACCTGGTCATGCTACTACATCAACAATGCTAGGTCGTACATTTGGTCAAACTAGTCGTGAGCGTGATGCCGCACTACAAGGCACAAGTCAAAAGTACAATACAGATCGTGAAGCTGGCATGAGTCATGACAAGGCTATTGATACTACACAGGACTTGTTAAAGCAATTACAAACAATGGCGCAGACTCGTACTGACAAGGCTAAAACAGCTGCCGCTGGTACTGCCGCTGGTACTGCCGCCGGTACAAGTACAAATCCTGTAATGACTAATCCAAAGACTTCTACTAAAGAAAGTTATCTAGCAGAAGGTCTAAGTCAAATGATTATGGAGGACTTAGAGGAAGCTTCACCACTTTCAGAGGCTGGTGCTCCTACATCAAATATGGCTCCTGGATCATTGGCTCCTCCCACAATGTCAGGCGGTGCTGGTGCATCGAGTCCAATTGGCGGCGGCGCAGCCGCAACAAAAACTGCCACCACAGCGGCGGCTAAGGGTATAGGCAAAACAGCAATGAAAGGTATTCCTTTTGTTGGCGCGGCGTTAAACGGCGCTGAAGCTTACATGTATGCCAAAGAAGGTGACATACCTAATGCAGTATTATCTAGTGTAGGTGCTGTTGCATCATTCTTTCCACCATTTGGTACAGCTATTGCCACAGGTATAGCCACCTTCCAAACAGGAAAGGAAATTATCGATGCAGTAGCAGGAGACGGCAAAGAAGAAAAACCAAATACCAATCCCAACAATATACCGTTTGACCCTAAAGTACAAGCCCTACAAAAACGTATTCTAGCTAAAGATCCAAATGCATTACCTAAGTTTGGCGCAGACGGTAAGATGGGGCCTGAAACACAGGCGGCCATGAAGAAGACTGGTATATCTGAATCGCAAGAAAATATAAGCGAAGCTGAACGCATTGCTAGTTTACGTTACTTACTAGATAGTATAGAAGAAGCTAGTGGCGAAGTTAACATGGTTCCAAATGATCCTGAACAATCAGATTCAGGTCCCAAGATGATTCCATCAACCGTTGATTCAGCAACAGCTCAAGAAATTCAAAGCATTGTAACTGATCCTAGCAATCCAATTGAAGGATTCTTTATGTTTGCCAACGGTAAACAGGGTGCTCTAGTTACTGATCCTAAATCAAAGAAAAGCGTTATTGTTGACCTTGCTGACCAAACAACTATTCTTGCCAAAGGCGGTGAGCCAACTGAATTCACTGTCGATGATTTCCTACAGCAAACAGGTATGGAAGAAACACCTGCCGGAGGTGAACCAGTTGCAGAAGCTTTAATAGGTCGTGGTATTGGTTTCTTGTTAAAGAGAGCGTTGCGTAGAAGTTCGACAGCTGTTAAGCGTGCCGCTCAAGGTACTATGAACTATGCTAGAAGACATCCTGTTGCCGCAGGTGCAATAGCCGGCCTTACAGGCTTAGCAGGCTATGGTTTATACACAGCTGGTCAACATAACCCAGTAACTCCTCCAGGTGGTGGTGGTGGCGGTGGTGGCGGTGGTGGCGGTGGTGGCACTCCAGACAAACCAGAAACTAACCCAACTGAGCCAACGATTCCCCCAGAGGAAATCGCGCTAGCTATGCAATTGAAAAAGGCTAGAGATGCGATGGTTGGGTTTGATAAAGACAACACTGACAAAGAAATCCAATTTGTTGCACAAACAGTTGATGCCGCACTGAAGCCATACGAAAAATATTTGAGTAATACAGATTCCGGTCGTGGTACTAATCCAACCGGTACACCCCCAACTCCTGTAGCAGTACCTGCAGGAACAACTGTTAAAGAATCGGATCTTGAATTGGATCGATGGTTAAGAATAGCTCACGGTTAATCAAATAAAATGGCAGATAAATTTCTGCCATTTCCACCTCTAAAGATTGCATTCAGTGAATAAGTAATATACAATAGGCATATACATTAGGAGATATACATGGGTGGTCGGTCATACGGTGCAGAAGAAAAGGCAAAACTAGAGCGTTTAATTTCAGAAGGCTCGCTTGTGCTACGTGAAGTTGAAGACTTGCAGGAAGGCCTAAAAGATACTGTGAAAGCAGTGGCAGAAGAATTACAAATCAAACCGAGCGTCATAAACAAAGCAATCAAAATTGCACACAAAGGCGATTGGCAGGCTTACAACGAAGATTGGGAAGAAATTGAAGCTATTTTGGATATTACCAAGCGTATCTAATAAGTAAAATACAGAAGGGTTCGCGGGCCATAAACCGCACACTAGGTATTTGCAAGCCCTAAATTGCATAAGGAGAACTAATGAGCTATGTAGACGCATGGTTTGACCGCGAAAATGATATCATCAAAGTGGTTGAACGCAACAAGAAAGGTGACAGGGAGTTCAAAGACTACGCTGTCAAACACAATCTATACTACAAAGATCCAAGAGGCAAGCACACCAGCATATACGGTGATGCGGTCAGCCGTGTGGTATGTAAAAACACCAAAGAGTTCCGTAAGGAGATGGCCATCAACAGCGGCAAACAGTTGTATGAAACTGACATCAATCCAATCTTTGTGTGTCTCAGTGAAAACTATCTCAATCAAGATGCGCCCAATCTCAACATAGCGTTCTTCGACATTGAGGTGGACTTTGATCCAGAGCGTGGCTATGCATCACCAGATGATGCGTTCATGCCGATCACGGCCATTGCTGTGTATCTGCAGTGGATGGAAACCATGATCTGTTTGGCCATACCTCCCAAGGGCCTCAAGATGGATGCAGCCAAGGAGATGGTCAAGGATTTTCCCAACACTTATCTGTTTGACAATGAAGCGGCTCTGTTGGACATGTTTTTGGATCTAATCAAAGACGCTGACATCATAAGTGGTTGGAACTCAGAAGGCTTTGATATTCCCTATACTACCAATAGAGTCACCAAGGTACTGAGCAAAGAAGATACCAGACGCTTTTGCCTGTTTGACTTACTGCCTAAGAAACGTGAATATGAAAAATACGGCAGAACAAGTACCACATATGACTATATTGGTCGTGTGCATTTAGACTATCTTGAACTGTATCGCAAGTATACATATGAGGAACGGCACTCATACAGGCTGGATGCCATTGCGGAGTATGAGCTGGGACAACGTAAAACACAATACGAAGGCACACTAGATCAATTGTACAACAACGACTTTCGCACGTTTGTGGAATACAACATAAATGACTGTAAACTATTAGACGACTTGGACAAGAAACTCAAGTTCATTGCACTGGCTAACACGCTGGCACATGAAAATACAGTACTACTACAAACCACTATGGGTGCTGTGGCTGTGACTGAGCAGGCCATTATCAATGAAAGCCATCGCAGAGGCTTTGTGGTACCCAATAGGCCCAAGATGGATGAAAGAGAAGACACAGCGGCCGCTGGTGCCTACGTAGCTGTGCCCAAAGAAGGTATTCATGATTGGATTGGGTCACTAGATATTAACTCACTATATCCAAGTGCTATTAGGGCACTTAATATGGGCCCAGAAACTATTATTGGTCAGTTAAAACCAACCATGACCAAAGACTATATCGAAACTAAAATGGCCAAGGGTGCTAGTTTTGCGGCTGCTTGGGAAGGTATGTTTGGTACTAAAGAGTATGATGCAGTAATGAATCAAGAAATAGGCACAGACATTGCCATCGAATGGGAAAATGGTGATGCGGATGTGGTCAGTGCCGCAGAAACTTACAGACTGATATTTGAAAGCAACCAACCTTGGATGCTGAGTGCCAATGGCACTATCTTTACTTATGAGAAAGAAGGTATCATACCGGGCTTGCTCAAACGCTGGTATGCAGAACGCAAAGAGATGCAGGCCAAACTCAAGGAGGCAATCAATGCTGGCAATAAAATTGAAGAAGAATATTGGGACAAGCGACAGTTGGTCAAGAAGATTAACCTCAATTCGCTCTACGGCGCCATCCTTAATCCTGGGTGTCGCTTTTTTGATAAGCGTATTGGCCAATCTACAACTCTTACTGGACGTCAAATTGCCAAACACATGGCTGCTAAGGTCAATGAAATCATCACTGGTGAGTACAATCACGTTGGCAAGGCAGTCATATACGGAGACACTGACTCCTGCTACTTCTCAGCTTACAAAACCCTAAAAAAAGAAATAGACAGCGGAACCATTCCTTGGACCAAGGAAACTGTGATACAGTTGTATGATCAGATCAGTGAAGAAGTAAATCAAACATTCCCTCAATTCATGCTGGACACATTTCATGTGCCAAAAACACGCGGTGAAGTGATCAAGGCTGGTCGTGAGATTGTTGGTTCAAAAAGTTTATTCATAACCAAGAAACGTTATGCTGTGTTGTACTATGACAAAGAAGGCAAACGAGCCGACGTTGAAGGCAAGCCCGGCAAGATCAAGGCCATGGGCTTGGATCTCAAAAGATCAGATACTCCGGAATTCATACAAAACTTCTTGAGTGACGTGCTGGAGATGGTGTTGAGTGGCAAGGCTGAACAGGAAGTGCTAGATCATATCAGTGAATTTCGCATCAGATTCAAAGCAAGACCAGGTTGGGAGAAGGGCAGTCCCAAACGTGCCAACAAGATCACTGAATACCAGGCCAAGGAAGTCAAAGCTGGCAAAACCAACATGCCAGGCCATGTACGGGCCAGCATCAATTGGAACACACTCAAAAGAATGTACAACGACAAGTACTCAATGAACATCACTGATGGACAAAAAGTCATTGTGTGCAAGCTCAAACAAAATCCCTTGGCATTTACCAGTGTTGCATACCCTGTAGATGAACTGCGCTTGCCGCAATGGTTCAAAGATTTGCCCTTTGATGATGCAGAAATGGAAAGTACTATCATTGACAGCAAGCTGGAGAACTTGATTGGGGTCCTCAACTGGGACATACGCAGTACAGAAGAAACCAACACATTCAACAGTTTGTTTGAATTTTGATCCTAGCAATTAGGCAAAATTACATTTGACTTTGACCAAAAATCTAAATATAATCAATATAACATGGAGATCATTATGAAAGATATTTTACAAGACTTGGTAGCACATACACACAGCCTAGGATTCATACCCTTAGTCAAAGTTTCCAGTGCCAGTGACGCTACCAACATTGAAGCAATGGCCGAAGATCGTTCAGTCATTGTGCAAGCAAAGACCAAAACGCCAGTTGAGGAACTTGATGGTGTGTTCGGCATGCCCAATCTCAACAAACTGGACATACATTTGAAGTGCCCAGAATACAAAGATGGTGCAAAGATTTCTGTAAAGACCACTCAGCGCAACAACGAAACTATTCCTACAGGACTGCATTTTGAAAATGCCGCTGGTGACTTTGAAAACGACTATCGTTTCATGAACACAGAAATCATAAATGACAAATTGAAAACTGTAAAAATGCGCCAAGTGCCTTGGGACATCACATTTGAACCCACTGTGGCCAGTATACAAAAACTGCGTTTCCAGGCCGCGGCACACTCAGAAGAAACTACATTTCATGTCAGCACCAGTGGTGGCAATCTAGTGTTTAGTTTTGGTGA